AGTACCATTTTCTTCAGCATAGTAGAAAACTCTACCGTCAGGAGTAGTTGCTCTAGTTCCAAGCACATGCCTCTGATCAGAAGTTTCCTGTTTTTCCATTCCATAAGATAAATTCACCGTTAGTGGAAACGCCATTTTAAACCTCCTTAAAGGTCTTTTATTTGAGCAGGCTCGATGTCCTGCGATAAGCCGATATTATACTATCCGAAGTGGCCTCGGCCTATCGTTACAGCCACCCCGGATACTAAATGCTAGTGCGTCTCTGCGTGAACCTTTAATCTTGACATTGCACTCACTTTGGAACCGCCACTAGCTTTATAGTCACATGCCGCGCACTTAATCTCCACGGCAGGATTGCTCTCGGCACCGGGAGTTTCCCCCACGGGTTCTGCCTTTGCATTCCCTGCCATACGCTCTACGCACCACTGGCACTCACAACCATCATCGGGAACCCACGGGAACAGTCCTATTTTGGACTTACGCAACACATAGTCTGGGCTACCTGGAACCCCCTTTACCATAGTGCCAACACCTTCTGACACTTCGCCTGTTGCATAGTAACTAGGCTTGTGGCGGTAAAGTGTAGTCTTAGGCTGCCACTCATCTATGTACTTTAGCGAGAATCCTGCATTGGCAAGTTCCAGCTTCTGTTGATTGCGCTCAGTTATCCCTACCATTAATTACTCCCCACTTATGAAGTTGCAAGGTCGCCAATCTCAAACTGTATCGCTGCGCCACGGCTGTCATCTAACTCAAAAACTCCGTAGTCAGCAGTCATGACAAGTTCGGTGGCTCGTAGAGAAGCATCCCTCTGTTTCTCAGTTCGAGTATCAACGCTGGTAAGAGCAGCCATTGCTGTCTTATCAGCAATAACGCCATATCCTGAGTCAACGCCGCTTACCTTATCAATGTTCCCGTCTTCAAATATAGGAACATTATTGATTGGCCTTAACCCACTATAGAAATTCTGTAGTAAGTCTACACTCCATCCGCTGGAGAGCCCTGCCGCTGCTGCTGTATCAGCAGTTGTAGCAGCTTGCTTTGAAAGTGTTGCGACTGCGTTAGGGTGGTGAATGAGATACAGTTGGTTCCCAAACTTGTTTGCCTTGGCACGAGAAATGCATCCATGCGTATTCGCCGTATTCATTGCTGCGCCATCCGCACCAAATACCGTGCCACCATTGAGGTTAGGCCACAGAGCAATAACATCCGTGTCCTTCTTCCTGGCCATGCCGTCACCAAGCTGGCGCCCTATCATGCTGAATACATTATCAGCCGCCTGCCGTACCAGCTTGTCGGTAAGAATGACCTTTGCGCCAACCTCACTTGCCGTGAGGTCAACAGTGGTCATGCCGATATCTTCCTCGTCAATTATGTCCTGCCCGTCGGTAAGATCGCTCATGGACATCTGTCCCACCTTGGGAACGGTGACCTGCTTCGATCCTTTCGGAAGGCTGAACTGCTCTACCAAAGCAAGAGCCGGAGCATTGTGCTCCTCGGTAAACCGACTCGCCGCTAAAATTATCTTCTGGGCATTTTCCAAATTACCCGTTGTCGCTGTCTGCGCCATTGTATTTCCTCCTAACTAAATTACTGTAGTCCTGCCGCTTTTCTGGCCGCGGTCACCGCATTGGATGACCTGTCTCCAGCATTGTATCTGTCCAGCCAGCCACCCTCGTCAGCAGCCACTTCAGGACTACCCTGGCTGTTATCCAAATTCTGTGGGGGCACACGCGCCTGCTTCAAAGCCGCAAGCTCTGCGTCCCGCTGTCTGTTCTGGGACAACGTCTTAGCCGCATTTTCCATAGACGCAGGATCTTCATGCGCCCTCAATGCGGTAAGGTCATCTATCCCCAAATTATATTTCTTGACAAAATGCTCCGCCGCCACCTGTTTCCCCTGTATGTGCTGCCCGTATGCCTCTGCCTGCTTCATCAGCGTCTGCTGCTGTTGCTGGCTCTGCATGTACGCATTGGCTGCCTGGTCTGCGTGTTCCGGCAGGAATCCCTGTGCCTCAAGCTGCCTCTTGTACATGTCAGACTGGTTCTGCAACGCAGCCTTTGCCTGTACCTGCTCATACTGTATGGCATCCTGCTGCGCCTTGGCTATCTGCTCCGGGGTCATCTGTGCAGGCTGTGGGGAAAACGCTTTCTGATTGACGGAAAAAGGTAAAGTCTCTGTGGGCGGTGTCCCGGCAGGCGTTTCTGCAACCGGTGCTGCCTGCTCCTCTGTCGGGGCCGGCTGCTCCTCTGGAACTGTGGCCTCGTCAGCGGGAATCTCTGCCTGCACAGGTGCTTCAACCTCAGACACGCCTGTGTCCACGGTGTCCTCTGTCGGTACCGCAGGTTCTTCTATTCTCTCAGTAACCATATATTCTTCCCTCCCCCTCTAATTCGTAAAAGACTATACACAATATGTGGCGATTGTCAAGTGAGCATACACAACACCATGCGCTATTGGAACCTCACCCCGCCCCAAAAGTCTTGGCCGGTCCGCTGCGCCCGTGCGGGGACATAGCCATACCTCACCAAAACCTCGTCCAGCTCCGGGTTTCTAAGGCGCATCATCCTTTTTGCATCGCGCTCCTTGTTTTTAACCCCCTTGCGAAGCACTTCATGCTCGGCAAGGTACTTTCTGGCCTCCGGCTTCTTGGTCCTGTCCAGTCGTTTGTACTCTTCCAGTTCAGCGCTGACCCCGTACTGGGATGCAAGGGTTTTGTCCACGTCCCAGTAGCCGGTGCCAGCTATATAATCTGAGTCTTTCCTACGTTGGAGTTCGACCTCTGGGAGCTTGGCCCTTGAAGATTCCTTCATGTCGCTAACAAGTTTTGCGCCGTAGGTGTCCTCAAGGTACTTCTTCCTATCTTGGTACTCATCCCAGTTGAATCCCAACAATTCATCTTCAAGTGGCATATACTCTCTGTCAGGGAAGAGCGCCTTCACCAACTCCTCGTCGTCTACAAAGAGCAATCGCACGTATATATCCTCAGCCTTTCTGAACGGTCCGTCAGGGTCCTGCTCTCTAAACAGATCTCTCCTTTCGGCGCTTTCCCTATCTCGTTCCCTGTCTCTGTAGAAATCACGGAGAATTATCTTAGCTCTTAACCTGTACCATGCCATTGGATGCTCAGAGTCTTTCGATTCGGACAGAGTTGCCAGCCTCGCTAATTCACCTTTTTCTCCAAACACTCTCTCCCATTCCATATCCTGGCCTTCATAATACTCAGCAAGGCGCGGATTATACCGTTTCGTAGCCTCTCTCGTCCTGCGGGAAAGATCGGCAAACCGGGGATCAGCCTCTATCTTATTTCTCATACCCCTACTAAACTGCCAGTATTCCCGAGGAGATTCAGCAAGTTCGGACGGGGATATCGCCAACGGGCCTGTAGTGGGGAATGTATATCCCTCGCTATCTGCGATCTCTTTGTATGTGCCCCCTACGCCTTCAGGCAGCGCTGCCCTTGCCAGCTCTGCTCCCACGGCTGCCTTTTGCTCACCGGGACTCTCAATGCCAATGTTGCTACCCATGAATTGTGCCGCCGACTCCTCGGCAATTTCCTCGCCGGGTAAGCCCCTGCGTGCGCCCCCTATGGCTGTACCGAAAGTCAGAGGAGCGAGTCCCTCTATCTCATATAACAATGACCGCAAAACTGCCTCCGGCATACTCCCCTTGTGGATTTTGTTGCCGTAGAAGTCCTTGTTCGCGATTAGCTCCAACTGTGTTTTCAAAGCGGGGTTGATACGATTCTTCACGAAGTTGCCCACGTTGGCAAACGGCACAGGGAACGGCGCCCAATCCACCTCACGGGGCACGATCATCTTTATCATGCTCCTAAACGGCCCACCAAGAGGAATGTAGCGACTCCCGATCACCACAGCCGCAAACTTGGCCGACCTGGGATCAATCACATCTAAGGTCGCATCCCACGGGTCTCTGCCCCGCGCCAGCGCCGAGATCACCGAGCTACTGATAGACATAGACATGGTCGTCGCGGCCACTACTACGGCAAGGCGGACGGCCAGTTTTTCGGTGGGAGTGAGTGGCAGCCCTGCCGGCAACTTAACAAAGCCCGTGGAAGCCTTAGCCATAAAGGCCGCTGGCCTCGTAATAAACGACACGGAGATCGGAAGGGCTCGGAGCGCAGCCGCCCGAGCGGGCGAGAGCCCAATTCTGGCAGGGCTCCATATCGGGTACACCATCGTGGAGATGTCTGCCGCCGCCAACTTCGCCGAATCCCCGGTAACGCCCTGCTTCGCCAAGATGGATATCTGTTTATCATATAATGCCTTGGACTGTCGCATCACCAAACGGTACATGGCCTCATTGCCCCTGGTGAATCCTGGTATGAACCGCAGCAGTCCGCCCGAGAACTCGCGTGGGGTGCCGCTGCGTATGGGGATGCCGGACCAGAATGCAAACTCCTGCCAGCCAACAGGATCGCTGGCCACATCGTCAGCCAAAGTCCTTGTCCTGAAGACGTGCATAAGATCTTTGCTCCGTGCAGTTGCCCTGCCTGCGCCCACAAGCCTCTGTATGCCCAGCTTGGAGTTGAAAAGAAACCCAATCGGCATTTGGATACCTGCAATCGGAGAAAGGTCTCCGGCAAAAGCGGTTCCGCGCCACTCATCCGCTATCCTAACCAAGCTACTGGTGGAAATACTCTGCAACTCTTTTACCGCCTTGGCCTCGGCTGACGGATAGTAGCGGAACAAGGATTTCTGCACGAGCTGGAGTCCGGGGAGGTTAGCCGCAGCATACTGTTGCCGCAGCTTCCAGAGCATGGGCATTAGCTGGGACATCTCTGTTGCCATCGTTTCGGCCTTGCCTCTACGAGCCCCCGCACGCAACCCAAGATTCAGTCCTCGAGTCTCTGCCTGGGCAGCCACACGCAGCAACTCGTTGGCCTTCCCTGACAGGAAAGCGAACTCAGCCCCAAATTCAGGATTATTTGCATCAAGCTCCTCCATACTTTTCAGCATGGGTTGAGCCCGACGTTCCGCCTGCTTTGCCTGTGTCCCAGCCTGACGTGCCCCAGCAGTTAGCCCTCTTTCCTGCGTAACAGCAGTATTGATTCTTGCTCTAAGATTCCGTATTCTCCTAGCAAGATCATCCTTAGACTTACGGAGATTGGGATGTTTTAGGTCCACGGCCTGCACGCGCGTTAGCCCGCCCGACCCCTGCTTGAACACCTCTTTACCCGCAATCCTAGCCTTCCAGTCGTCCATCGAGGTCTGCAATTTGCGGATGTTGGTCAAGGGCTTGAACTTAGAACCTACCTTATCCTTGGCGTCAAGAGGTAGAACCCGACCAGCTCTAGGAACATATGCCATCCGATCTGCCGCAGTTTTAAATGAACGGGCCTTGCCTCTGCCTATCATCGCCGCACCAGACTCCGAAGTGCCAAGGGCCTCTAGAACATCATCAGCTATGTCTACGTTCGATAAGAACACCCCGCCCGGAGGAGCCGGGTACTCTCTCAGATTTGCGCCATACGATTCTATAAGTTCCTTCATGAACTTGGAGTTATGCGGCTGCCACACGTTGGTTAGGAACGCCCTCTGCTCAGCCGACAGATCGTATAAATGGGGACGCTGGGCTACGTCGAACAGAGTACCGTCAATCGTTCTTGACTCATTGGCCGTGCCGATAAAACGCACGTTGGTTTTCACATCATCAACTGCCCCAGGACCAAACAACCGGTCAGCTTCATCAAATATCTGTTGTCGTGGAGAAATCGTCTTGGCAGAGAAAAGGGCTTCCTCACTCCTCGAAGCCACATACGAAGTCTGTATATTAACTGGAGTCTCGGCAGCGCCCGGGCGAATATACCGCTGTGTCTGCTTTATACCGGGTATCAAATCTAGAAATCGCGAGAAGAATCCGGGTTCGTCAACCTCCCGAAATGTATATGCCTTCCGCACCGCCTCCTGAACAGCCGGAGCCCCACCAACAGCCTGCGTAACATCGGTGGGTAAGACTCCTTCAGGTACATCAGCAGCCCGTGCGGTGGTGGGGACTGGTACACCAGCTCCGTATGTTTTCCGAAAGTGGGTCTCAAAGTCAGGGCCATAAAAGAATGGCGCTTTTCGATCACTGGGAGACAGGTCATCTGCGCCCTTCGCAAGCCCCTTAAACAACGCTGTCAATTCGTCGGGTGACTTGCCTGCCATACGACGGCCAATCTCCGGATCTATAAAGGGTCCAAGGGGATTATCTACCGCCTCAAACCCAAATCTATCTGCTATATCTAACTGTTCCTGGGTAAGTTCACGACCCTTATAAGGAAACCAACCAGAGTATTCGCCCCCGGCCCGAGCCTCCGCTAATTCACCTTCTATATCGGACCTAAGCGATCTTTCACCCAACTCACGATCACTCAAAGCCCGTACACCAGCTCGTCCTTGAGTTTCAAATATCTGCAAGGCAGACTGGGCTCCCTCATCCACAGGAGATGCCTTGAATCTACCCTCTGGAATAACTACAGGTTTTGTACCCCTCGTAGCCATCTCCTCAGCCGATTCTACAAACAGCTTATCAGGGATTGCGTCCCTGTCTATTTCAAATATAAATCCACCGCGTTGCCTACGAGCAGCTATTGCACCTCCGCCCTCCCCTGCCGAAAAGCGCGTAGCATAATCTTTTGCGGTAGCGCGATCTCTAGTGAATGACACGCCTACTGTGCGTCCTTCAAAGTTGGGTGACGGTTGAAGAACCAAGTTTCCATCAGAATCAATAAATGATTCAATCCTTCCTCCGCGAGTGCCATGAAAAACGGTATCTACATCAGCAGCCTGTGTGGGAGTAAGGGACCTCGCCATTCCTTCTGAAACAAACTCTTCTTTGATTCCACTTGGTGTCTCATATCGAACTGTCAAATGGGGCTTACTTATGCCCTCTATTTCCGTTACCCCCTTACCTGTGACCTTCCCAGAAATATCTCCATCTGGCCCCGGGAAAACAACATCGTCGCCAATCTCTATAGGCTTCCTGCCAACAGGACGTGGTTCGGGAGCAGCTTTAGCAGCCCGTAGTAAGGATGGGCCTGCCTGTTGCCGTGCAATTGCCGCCGCAGCCCCTTTGGGAACCTTCAGCGGAGTGGTTGCGCCCATCTTGGCTATCTGCCTGAGTCCTGCCTTCCCCAGCCCTGCGGTGATGCCTACGCTTGGGGTTAATTCAACCGGGTCAGTCAGCATGTTTATGAGGAACGACTTGAACCCGCCAATTTCCCCCGCCTGCTCTGCCTGCCTTGATGCGGCAGCCAATGCGGAAATATGGTCTACCCCCCGTTCCCTGAGTATGTCATATCTCTGCTTGACCTCCTGCTCGAAAAGCCCGTACACATTCTCCCTCGTATACAGGTGTCCCCTCACCGGGTCAGTTATCTCCTGAAATGCCTCTAATGCGCCAAGCTCTGGCTCAAGTTCTGTCAGGGGGGCAAGAAATCTCTGCACGGCCGTTGCCTCTGGCGGTGCTTCCGCAAACGCACGGCCCGCTGCTGTCACCCTTCCTGATATTGTGGGCGGGGCTTTCCACCCTGCATCTCCGCGCTGTGGCATCGGTGGCGGAGATATCCCGGCAGCCTGTGCCGCTGTCCCGAACGCAGACCCCAGCCCCCTGCCAATCCTTTGCGCTCTCTCTGACCACACCTTCGGATCAAAATAACTCTGTACCTGTGGGACATCCTCGGGCAGAACCTGCGGCGTCGGAGGCGGCCCTGCGGCTGCCGGCTGCTGTGCCGGCTCTCCCCGCATCGCAGCCTGTATGGCAGGGACATTCATCGCATCTCCCTTGAGATTACTGTATGCCTCCCAAACCTCCGGCTTTATCTCGCCATCGCCCGTGAACACGTCGTCCCCAAACACCTTCAGCGAGGGATTGTAAAGCTGGAGCGTTTTCCATGCGTCCCTCTTCTTCTGTATATCTTTAAGTCCATTTCCATTGGGCATCGTCATCAGTAGAACCGCCTCACGCCAGGCGCAAACCTGGATGTCCCGCTGCCCGGCCTAAGCCCCGGGCCAAGGGCGGTATACCTCTCTGTCCACGGGTAGTCAGACAGGAAGTCCGTGAAACTCAGCGTTGGTGTCTGATTCTCCCTGAGCTGCCTTCCCCACTCTCCCATATACTGGTCCTGCAAGTTGCCGCGCTGCCCTTGCCAGTATCTCTGTGCCGCGGGGGAAAACCCTCCACTAAACGGTGCGGCGCTGTAGTACGCTGCCTCTGGCAGATCTTCCAGCCATCCGCTGAAAAATTCATCTGTAGCCATTTTCTCACTCCTATACTAATATGTTATGATCCAGTTGCTCCTATCCCATACTGGGCGGGAAGCACATTTCTCAGCCAGTCAAAGTACTGCTCTTCCGGGGCGCCGTATATGTCTGAGCCCTGTGTCATCCTCTGCTTTTCAAATAAATCCTGCAACCTTCCTGCCCTGTTCCCCATCAGCCGCCCAAGGTATCCCCTCTGCGGGCCTCCAAGTGCGTACTGTGTTATATAGGACTGGGGGTCGCCCGTCAGAAATCCCCCATACGGGCTTGCGGCCATCTCTACCTGCTGCGCCGGAGTGGGGTCTGTCCCGTACAAACTTGACAGATTGGCTATGTTCTGGAACGTCTGGTATGCGGGCGTGCCGGCAGCACCTGCAAACGGCATCCTCGCACCTGTGGCTGCGGTAGCCGGTTGCCGCTGTGCCCACTCTGTGAATGTCGGGGCCCGCATAGCCTCATACTCACTTCCGGGAAGTCCTGAAGGATATGCTGACAGCAGGAATTGCCCAAGGGAAGGCGCAAACCTTGACATTGCAGCCCTCTCAAGCGCCTGGGAAGCCCTCGTCCCGTAAGGCATGGAGGGCAATTGCCCGTAAACCATCCTCCTGTACTGCTCATACGGGTCCATCGCCTCTGTCCCGCCAGGCACCCATGTCTTCATAAAGTCATCGTCGTATGAGGGGCTTGGAGGGAGACCGCTTTGAACAACACCTGGCTCGCCTTCGTAAAGTCCTGGAACGTCCGGAAACTCCGTGACGACCTCTCCTGAGATTGGAGATCGCCTCTCCTCACGGCCTGTTGGGGGCGGTGTACCCTCGAGAGGGATGTTGCCAGCGGATGGCTCCCAGCCTGGAGGGGGCACGGGTGGCGGGATATATCGCGTATCCATTGGGTCTCGCGGAACCGGGACCTCCGTGACGGGAAGCCCTGAGGCTGGAGATGTCATAGGGCCTGGAACACCACTTGTGCCAGGGTCAACCCAACCAGGGGTTCCGCCTATCGACCCAGGTATTGGGCCTGGTTCACCCTCGGATGGCGTGTAGTATGGAGGGCGCACGGGCCTTGGGGCCGGGGCGTCCGCACCTGTGGGGGTGGCGTAACCCATGCTCACCGTGGAATCCTCCTTTTGGAATTCATAGCCCGGATCATCGGTCACATACGGGAAAGCAACCATTTGAGTCTCGCCTGTATCGGGATCTGTATATAAATAGTGGTACCACATTTTTCACACCATCCTTTGCGTTATTGTTGTTGTGCCTGCCGAACCTGTTGCGATTCTCCCCTTTTCCCCTTGAGTTCGTCCCAGAACGCTATAAAGCCTCTCCTTGGACTGCCGGGGGCTCTTATCTGCTCGTTCTGCCAGTACTTATACGTTTTGCCAAGGGACTCAAGGCGCATCTTCCCGATAAGCCCCCTGCCGGTTATGCCCTCCCTCGCCGCCACTATACTGAACTCATGGGCAGGGTACTTCACTACGCCCCCTATATACCCCGCCTTCACGGGGCCTATGCCTAAGCCTTCATGCCAGTTCGGGTCATTATCATAGGCGCGCCTGGACCCCTGCAAAAAGTCCTGGTAAGCCTCCTCTGTGACAGGGCTGCCCATAAATTCAGAGGGCTTGCGGCCCTCAAGGAACTTGGGGTAGGTCCAGTCTGGGTCCAACTTCTGTTCCTGCGCGGATTTCCCGCCCACTGACGCAAGCAGGAAATGCCCCTGGGAAAAATACTTGCCCCTCTTTGCGGCTTCCATAACCCTGGCGTTCCCTGCCTTCACGGGGCCAAGCGTGCTGTAGACCATCGAGGTGAACGCGGCATCCTGGGGATCATCATATTGGACAAACGGGCCCACAAGGTCGCCAGCCTCCATTCCGTGCGCGGCAAGGTACTGCTCCTGCCCGGGCGTGAGACTCACATCTCTCGTGGCCTTCCCCGTTACCGCCGGTATTGCCGGGCCTCCCGCCGCTGGTGCCGTTGGCGTTGGCGTTGGTTTGGGAGCTAAATCGATCGCCGCTTGAAACTCTTTACCACGTAACCCGTAGGTTTCCGTGGTTGCCGTTGGTGTTGGTGTTGGGGTTTGCGTTGGGGTTGGTGTTTGCGTTGGGGTTGGGGTTGAGTCCGATCCGGCCATCTCCCTGACTGCCATCTTCAACTCTTCGATCCCGACCTTATACTGATCTGCATATATGCGTACCGTGTTGTTATACGGGGAGAACGAGCTTATATCGTTCATCATATCGCCGGCGACAGAGGGGAAGTCCTCCATGAGCGCCTTTGCGGCGGCCCTTGCGAGGTTTTTCCTCCCAAGCGCTGCCTGTTTCACCACTTCGTTCACTTTTTCAGCCGCTGCCCCAAAGGCCTCTGCCCCTATTTGTTCCATCACCGCGAAGGGCGAGACTTTCGGGTCCCCTGCCATCCTCTCAGACTGGAACTGCCGGGGTTGCAATTTCCCCTGCTGCGCCATTTCGCCAAACTCCGTGAGTGAGCCTGCCCCGGACTCACTTCCCGTTGCATTCCTTGACAGGTTCAGAAACCCGTCCAGAAGCGAAAGTTCCTCCTTCTGTGAAGCCATATGTTATCCTCCCGGGCCTGCAAGCCCTATCCTTCTCAGCCTCTCGGCATCAGTCTGCGCTCCCGGCCTCGGCTGCCCCGGTGCGGTCACCGGCCCTCCCTGCGGAGTTGGAACCGGGGGAGGAACTCCTGCCATTGCCGGAGGCATCACCTGCGGCGAAGGCATTGGCGGTGCCATTGGCGGTGGAGGCGGTCCCATCGGCCCGGTAGGCACTGCCCCGGGCCCAGGAGAGGGAGGCACCTGGGGAACGCCCTGCCCACCGCCGCCTAGAGTATCTGCTATCTGCCTCGCCTTTGTAAACATCATTGTGACGAGTTCGCCGAAGTATATCTTCGCGAGGTCTTCCCTGCCCTGTTTCATAGCTGCCTGGTAGAGTGTCCACAGCCCTGCCTCGGGCAGTGTGCGCTCTGCGATCTGCTCCTTCACGGCATCGTCAATCTGGTCGGAGTCCTGTATGCCGAGTATGTTGTCCCTGATCCAGAGGTCAGGCAGCAGCGGCGTCTCGCCCTCCCTTGCGATCTGCGCCATGCCGTACCGTGACATATCGTCTTCGGGCAGTTTTGCCACTATCTTTATCTCGGGGTCTCCCCCGTCCTTTATCCTGTCCGCCGTTATCTTCTCTGAAAAATACATCCTGTTGTTGTCCTGCCCCGACAGCTCAACGGCCTTGAACGAGCCTGTCTGGTACTGGTCACACAGGTGGTTTGCTATCTGTATATATGCGCGTTCCAGCGCCTGGACCCTTGGCACGAGGACTGTCTCCACGCCCTGCCTGAGCGTGTTGATCGCGAACCCTGAGAGCTGGAACTGGAGTTCTCCGTACACGGAGTGCGGCAGCGATCCCCTCTGCATCTCGCCTGCCACGAGCCCCATGAACGCCCCGGATTCCCTTGCCATCTCAAGCAGCCCGAGGGGTTTCACGTCCTCTCCCTGCCCAAGCGAGATCTCGGTGCCCTCCTGGTACGGGTCCTCATCGAGTGTCTTGGTCCCGTCACGGCTGGTGACCTTCAGCCCCTGCTTCCTGCTGCGGGCGGTCATCTCCAGCATGACGCTCATCATGAAATTGTGGTTCTCGTACAGTTCGCGGGTGCTTTTGAACACCGACTCCCCGTAGTCCTCAAGGGTGTCCTCTATGGACGACCACTCCATCGACTGCACCAGCGGTGTCGCCCCGACCGGGCCAAGGAAAACCGGCACCTGCCCCGCCCCGTGCGGTGTGCGTTTCTTTATGAACCTGTGGGGTATGACCACGGTGTTGTACTCCGAGTCGTAGTGGTCATACACATCTATGCCGTCATCATCATCACTCACGTCGCCCATCCTCACGCCGTACTGTGCCTCTATCTCGGCCCTCGTCTTCTTTATCTTGTAGCACGGCCATGCAAGCCCGTCGCCCCCGACT